ACCAGCGACCCGCTGTACAACGACTCGACTAAGGAATGGTCGGCCAGTCGCACAACGACTACGGGTACGATCACGAAGACCAACCACGGCTTGTCCGTTGGCGACTGGACTCAGATGGATGCCGCCGCGCCATTCAACACAGCCTTGGCTGTCGCGAGCGTGGTCGATGCGAATAACTACACAGTGACGGTGCCAGATTCTGGCGTTGCTTCGGTGGCGCGTGGTACTGCCAATCTCTGGACCGCACGGGTGTCGGAGACAAGTGGAATGTCCGCGCAAACCGCGTCAAAAGACGGCAACTACGTCGTCCCGCCGACCGCCTGCCGCCTCGCCATTACCTCTTACACCAGCGGCTTCGCTGACCTTGATCTTCGGCAGGTGGGCTAAATGAGCGGGTTTTCACTTCCAGCAAATCCTGTTGAGCTTTCCGCCGACGGCACATCCCTGGTGTCAGGGGATGGGAACGAGTACCCACTTGTGCCAGGGGCAAGAATTCTCGACGCAGTATCTCGCAACATCACAGCCGCTGACGATGGAAGAATGCTTGCGCCCACTACATCTGTGACCTACACCATCCCCGCCGGACTCAATCCGGCACCCTCTTTCTCGGTGGATTGTCCGGCGAGCGGAACAATCAGCATTGCTCGCGCAAGCGGGGTTACCCTCAACGGCGGGACTTCGCCTTTGACCCGAACGCGAGCAAGCAACCCGGTGGGATTCGTTGTGTTGGCGCACACCGATACCGACGCTTACGGCGTATCCGGGGTATAGCATGGCGATTGAATTTAGTGGATCTCAAGATATTGAGATAACAGTCGCCTCGACGCAAGTCGGGACCGGGCCAAACCCGTCAATTTCCGCGTGGTTCAAATCGACCAACGCGGGGACCACGCGGCTGAACATCTATACAGAGGCAGACCCGATCAGCGCCGGTACGGACTTCATACTCGGCCTGAATGACGGCGTTGCCGGACGTGTATCCGTATTGCGGCGAGCGTCCGGGGGCAATACGGTCAGCATTGGATACAACGGGTCGTATAACGACGGTGCGTGGCATTTGGCGACGTTTGTGAGCAGATCGTCAACAGACCATGAGTTGTTCATCGACGGTGTTAGCCGCGCAACTTCTTCAACCAGCCTTGTTTTCTCTGACTCGATTGGATTCCAGACCATAGGCGTCCGAAAAACTTCCGGTGGTAAGACCGGCAATTTTATTGGCAGCATTGCAGACGTGATGCTACACACGGTTGCACTCTCTCTTGCGGAGCACACGGCCCTCTACAATAAAACCAAGAACGCATTCAACGCCGCTGCTACCGGGGCCACAAACCTTCGCAGCTACTTCCCGCTGCACAACATCGGGAGCGACCGCAGAAACGTCACTGACGGGCATCTCAACGATGCTCCGACAACGCTGACCGGAACCCCTACGTGGGTGGACGGGCCGAGTGGTGCAGGGCCTACGGGCATGACAGAATCCACGGATCTGTACGCCATGCGGGTCGTTGGAAATCCAACAACAACACTGGTCACAAGGGGCGGCAACACCACGGATGGGGACTATCTCCTGCGTGAACCGGGAAATGTGCTGCACACGCCGCTGGACACGGGGAAAGAGTACAAGTTTTACTACGCAGGGACGCCAAACACATACGCCGGGAACGACCCGTCAATCTGGCTGGCCTATTCTTCCGATCTTGTGACGTGGACCAAGCACGGGCAGGTGATCAGCGCAGCCACGTTACCGCAGGAAGATCCATACGTCCTGTTCAATGGCACGTACCACATGTGGTGCGAGAACAAGACCGGTAAGAACAATTCGGGCGGAATATCGTACTTCACATCGGCCGATGGCCTGACTTGGACCCTTGGCAGTGCAACCGCACTGGATAAGGGTGGTGGCGGCGCATGGGACAGTCAAGACGTTGCTTCCCCTGTGGTCGTGTACCTCGGTAGTACATGGTACATGCTCTTTGAGGGGCGGCAAACCGCAGGACAACAAGGACAAATGGGTTTGGCAACGGCAAGCAGTCCTGCGGGTCCGTGGACTAAAGACGCTGGCAACCCCGTGTTCGTAGGTAGATCCGGGAAATGGGACGAGCTTGAGCTTGTGTTGGATGATCTGGTGCGGATCAGCGGCACTTACCATCTTTTCTATCACGCCAAGAGTGCCGCAGGGTACTGGGGCAATGGTGTTGCTTCGTCGTCCGACTTGATAACTTGGACCCGTCAGGAGCATTCACAGCTTACTGGCCGAAATCAGGCGTACACATTGATGCGCCTTGGCGGGACGCAGTACGGGTCCGCTATAGCCATTGATGAGGCAGATGGCAATGTAAAGTTGTTTCGCGGCTTTGGTGATGCCGCAACGCAGTCATCAGAATATTTCCCGTTTGCATCGCCCAACCTTTCTTCTGCCTCCGCAACGGCAACCGGGGACACCACAGCCAGTTGGTCTGTCAGTACCGATGTTTCAGGAGGGACGCTGTATCGCGCAGCCACCTCAAATGCGTCGGAAAGTTCGGCGACCGTTCGCGCTGCTGCTTTGTCGCAGTCCGTTTCTTCAAGTGGCGCACAGTCCGGCACATTTTCCGGTCTGACAGCAGGCACGACCTACTACGCGCATTTTGTACACGTGGATTCGCTGGGGCAAGAGTCCAACACTGTCAGTAGCGGATCGTTCGTGACATCAGGGGATGTAGAGCCTCCGCCCGTTGGGTCGGCTGTCCGGCGCGTGCTGCTGATTGACAGGCTGCGTGGCGTCACGTGAGTCCCATCCCCTGCCGGTCCGTATAGGAAACCCCCATGACCTCTCCTTCCAACAACAACCCTCTCAGCATCATCCAGGACGCTTACTTCGACGCCGGCTTGATAGGCGTGGGGCAGACCGTCAACGGCGAGCAAATCGTTATGGGGATGCGGAAGCTGACAGATTTGATCAACCTTTGGCAGACGCAGGGGTTGAAGTTGTGGTTGAACGTGGATACGAGCATTACGCTAGTGGCAGGGACGGCCACGTATACGCTTGGCCCGGGTGGAACGGTGGACATGACGAAGCCAATGCGGGTGGTGGAGGCGTATTACGCAGATGCGAATGGAGTCCGCCGGCCCCTTACTCCCTTGGCCTGGGCTGATTACGTCCGCCTGAGCACAGTCAATCAATCGGGAAGCGTGAACAGTTACTTTGTCAACAAGCAGGCAACGCAGCTTAGCGTTCTGTTCTGGCCCGCCCCGGACACAACCGCAGCCACTGGCACCGGTCACCTTGTCCTCCAAACCCAGGTCACCAACTTCATCAACCTCACCGAGACGATGAACTTTCCGCTCGAGTGGCGCATTGCTCTCCGGTGGGGTCTTGCCGACGAGCTGGCAACCGGCCAACCCCAGGCCATCATGGACCGTTGCCAGCAACGCGCCCTTGCCTATCGCACGATGCTTGAGGACTGGGATGTCGAGGACGCGCCGACGCGGTTCACGGTCAGTCAGCAAGGCCACGGCATGTCTGGGAGGTTCGTGTAATGCCGCAAGCTCAAACCGTTGCACAGCCGCCGCGGTTTCCTCTCGTCGTCGGGCCGGAGAACCGCGACGCCGACACGGCTAAGGACGCAAAGCTGATCAACGCCTACGTTGAGGTGGATCAAGCGCAGCAGAAGATCTTTGTGTACAAGCGGCCGGGGTTGCTGCAATCGGGGACGACGAAGACAGGGAATGGATACGGCGTGTTCAACTGGCTGGGGGACATCTACTCCATCTTCGGCGCGACGATGTACAAGAATGGAGTGGCCCTCGTTGGCGTCCTGGACACGACAGGTGGGATGTATAGGTTCTCCCAGTGCGTCGGCGCTACCCCGCGGATGCAGTTCGGGAATGGAGTCGCCTCGTACAACTACGACGCAGGCGCCGGCATCGTGCAGATTCCCGCGGGGGTGGACAACTTCCCGACGACCTGTGTCAAGGGATGGGCATACCTGGACGGTACAACCTACGTCATGGACGCCAACGCGAGCATCCGCGGCTGCGCTACCCTGAACGACCCGACGGATTGGAGTGACATCCTCAACCGGATCACCGCGCAGATCGAGGCTGATGGCGGCGTGTTCCTGTCGCATCAGTTGGTTTACGTCGTAGCGATGGGTCAGTGGTCGACGGAGATCTTCTACGACGCCCTCAACCCCACGGGCTCTCCCCTCGGTCCGGTCCAGGGCGCGAAGATCAACTACGGCTGCGCGAATGGAGACTCCGTGCAGGAGATCGACGGGGCACTGTTCTGGATCGCGACGAATCGCTCGGCGGCCGCCCAGATCCTCATGCTCGATCAGCTCAAGGCGCAGATCATTTCCACCCCGCCGGTGGAGCGGTTGCTGAGCAGCGCCGACCTTACCGCTGTGCGGTCCTTCGGACTGAAGTACGCCGGGCATCGGTTCTATGGCTTTACCCTTCTGAACGACAACCTCACTCTTGTCTACGACGTGCGGGAGCAGCGGTGGTCGCAGTGGACGGACGAGAATGGGAATTACTGGCCGATTGTTAGCTCGACCTATCTGGCCTCGACCGGCAGCATCCTCCAACACGCGACGAATGGGAAGTTGTACCTGTTCGATTCCGCCTACACCTCCGACGATGGCGCCTACATCACAGTGGACATCTACACGCCGAACTTCGATGGGGAGACTCGCCGGCGAAAGCACCTCAACATCCTCGAGATGGTCGGTGACCGGACGCCGGGGAGTATCCTCCAGCTCCGTTACAACGACGAGGATTACGCTGAGACCGGTTGGTCCAACTTCCGCGAAGTGGACATGAACCTCCCCAAGCCGATCTTGGAGAACAACGGTACCTTCATCCGCCGGGCGTACAACATCCGGCATCGCTGCAACACCCGCCTCCGTCTCCAAGCGATGGAGATGCAACTCGACATCGGGACGCTCTGATGGCTACGTCATTCCAGCCGCCACCAACCTACGCCCTGCCCATCCTGGTCGATGAGAAGACAGGCCGCGCGCAGTTCAGCCCGATCTGGCTCAAGTGGTTTGTGGATATGGCGCAGGTCTTGTCGAGCTTCGGCGGCGGCTCGGGGAGTGCGGATCATAACCTGTTGAGCAATCTGCAGGGTGGAGCGTCGAGTCAGTATTATCACTTGAGTCAGGCAGACCATGACTACATCGACACGTACAAGCCGATTGCGGTCGGCGGCCTTTACCTCTCAACCGATTCAACCAACCCTGCGACGACACTGGGGTACGGGACGTGGGAGGCCTATGCCTCCGGCTCCATCCTCGTCGGCGCGTAACTAGGAGTCCTTGTGGCAACTGGAACATTCAAATGGTTTGCGCAGGCGTTGCACGATCTTGGCGAGAAGATCCACGACCTGAGCAGCGACGACATTCGCTTCGGACTGGTTACGAATAGTACCGTGCCGGCGGTGAACACAGCGGCCCCGCACTGGGGCGGTTCGGGCACGACGAACTTCGCCTCGACACAGATCGCCACGGCGACGAGCTACACAGGTCCGATTGCGCTTTCGTCGGAGACCTGGACGCTCAACAGTACGGGGGCTGTGTTCGATGCGGCTGATCCTTCTGTGATTGCTCAGGATGCAGGCGGCGCGACCAACATCGCCTATGCTATCTTCTACAACAACACCGACGCGAACAAGCGGTGCTTGGGGTATCTGGAGATCAGCAGCGGCGGTACGGTTTCGCTTGTGGCTGGTTCTCTTACGATCAACTTCAACGCAAGCGGCATTTTGTCGCTGGCACAGTCATGAGCACGCACCGCAATCGAGTACAGATGACGGTTTCCGGAACGCCGGGAACTGGCACGATCACGCTCGGGAGCGCATCGAGCGGGTATCAGTCGTTTGCGACGGCCTACGGCGCAAACGCAACGGTTGACATCTTGATCGTTGATGGCACGGCTTGGGAGGTTGCGCGGGACTGCACCTACACCAATAGCGGCACGACGGTGACGCGGGGAACGCTTGAGGCATCCAGCACGGGCAGCGCGGTTAGCTTTACATCTGCTGCTGTGGTGTCCGAGATTCTGACGGCGACCAAGGGCACGTATTCAGAGACGGCGCTGAAGGGCTTCCTTCCTGGCGGCAGGCTTACGCTTGAATCTGGCGTTCCTGTCAGCACCACGGACCAGACGGCAAAGACCAGCGTTTACTACACGCCCTATCTGCATAACCTCATCTCGCTATGGGATGGCACGAACTGGGTGCCGACCGAGTTCAGCGAGACAACGCTTGCCCTTGGCACGCTGACCAGCGGCCTACCCTATGACGTTTTCGGCTACCTGAGTGCTGGCGCGCTGGTGCTGGAATTACTCGCATGGACGAACGACACGACACGCGCCACGGCAGTGACCTTGCAGGAAGGGCGCTACTGCAAGAGCGGAGATAAAACCCGCCTGTTGCTTGGCACGTTCTACACGACCAGCACGACGACAACCGAGGACAGCGCGGGCGGCGGATCAAGCAGCGTTGGCGCGAAGCGGTACCTGTGCAACGTCTACAACCGGGCAGCTCGCACGGTGGCTGTGTATGACGGCACTGCATCGTGGACAAACCCCGGCACCACCATTCGGCAGGTACGCGCCACGGCGGGTAACAAGATCGAAGTGGTGGAGAGCATTGGGACGGGCCAGATTGCACTATCTGGTAAGGGCCTGTCCGCGTTCAGCCAAACGGGCTCGACTTTTGAGAACTACAACCAGGGCATAGGCGTTGACACGACTACGGCCTACAGCACAGGCAACTATGGGGTGTACGGGCACAACATCAACGCTGATCGAGTCGTCGCATCCACAACTTCATTTAACGCAGTTGTCCCCGCTGGTCGCCATGCATACAACTGGGTCGAGAACACGGGCGGCGTGTTGACCACGGTTACTGTGTTTGGCAACAACGGCGCTACGTTGCGCACTGGCGTCACGGGGAGTGTCACGACATGAACGCCGGAACACTTCACGATTACGCGCTGTCGGTTGGCCTGCCGATCAGTTGGTGTGACTCGACCGGGATGCTGTATTTCACGGACGGCAGCAAACGTGAAGCTACGCCAGCGGAGATTGCTGGGGCATTGCAAGCCGAGCAGGACAAGGCGACAAGGCGCGATGAGTCCACGACCGCCCGCGACGACGCCAAACGCGCACTGACGGCACTGGATACGATCATCACGGGCATTGACGGCGCAACGCTTACGCAAGCCAAGACAGCGATTAAGCAACTGGCGCAGATTCAGCGGCACATCATTCTGGCGACCTTGGGGCGATAGATGACCTGGGCATCGTCACCGTGGGCAGGAGAAGCGTGGGCGGGTAGTCCGGCGGCGGGGACTGATACCACGGTTTCTGCCGCTCTTGGAACTGCGACAGCTAGCGGTTTTACTGCCCTGGTCAATGCTAGCGCAATAATTGCTGCAGCGTTAGGTACAGCGGCTGCCGCCGGATTCGATGCAACGATCACTACGAGTAGTGGAACTGTCGTGAGTTGTAGTCTGGGAACGGCTGCTGCAAGTGGATTTGATGCTACTATTACAAGTGCTTACGCGTACATTGCTGTTTACATATGGAGGCGCACGGCATGAGGCTGCTGGAATACTCCCCCGCCGCGAACCCGGAGTTCGTCGATCAAGTCATCGACGCTCTGCTCGCTGAGAGCCCTGAACTACGTGGAGTAGCTGTCGAGCGGGAAATGGTCAAGCTCGTCCTCGAGCGCAGCCCCCACGTGAAGTGTCTCATCCACGTTCAGGACGGGGCGCTGCTGGCGGTAGTTATCCTCCAGGTCGGTCCTGTCTGGTACGCCCCTCGGCGGCGGTGTGCGAGGGACCTTCTCGTCTGGGTCGCCCCGGCGCGGAGAGGATCATCCCTCGGCGTGCGAATGATCCGGGCGATTGAAGCCTGGGCCCTCGAGCACGCTGTGGACGACCTTTACTTGTCCCAATCCACCGGCATTGAAGTCGAGCGAACGGCGGCGTTTTACGAGCGGCTGGGGTATACCCTGTCCGGTTTTATCTCTCACAAAAGGATGGATCATGTGCACAGGATTTGAAATTCTCCCGACGATTTTCGGGGGCGGAGCGGCCGCCGGAGCAACTGCTCTAG